AACTTTTTTTATGCAATTACATGGTATGCGAGGAACTTTTTTAATGGGTGACCCAGATGCTAAAACTAAAAGAGGAAATGCAAGTCAATCTTCATTAACAATAGCAAGTAATACAGCTGTAGGTGCTTATGATATTCCAGTAAGTGGTTTAACAAATTCTCAATCTAGTGCTTTAGTAAAAGGAGATTATATACAATTTGGGTCTGGAAGTAGTAGTAAATTACACATGATAGTTGAAAATGTAGATGCAAGTGCATCTGGAACAGCAACGATACAAATAGAACCAGCATTAAAAGTTGCTATTACAACTTCTACTTCTTGTAGTATAAATAATTGTCTTGGTGTTTGGAGATTAGATACCAATGATATAGGATGGGATACAGATAGAGCATCTGTTTATGGATTTAGTTTTAGTTGCACGGAGGCATTATGAACAAGGATAAATTAGAAGTAATAGTAAGAGAAGACCCCAAACTTATGATTATGTTACGAGTAGCATCAGAAGAAGGTGCAAAAAGAGCATTAGCAAAAGTAGGTCTTGAAGATAAAGATGCTGGAAAAGATATACATGATTTAAGAACTTTAATAGAAAGTTATCGTTCAGTAAAAAGAACAGCAACAGAAACAATTATAAAAGCACTTGTTGTATTCACTCTTGGTTTAATATCTATGGGTGTTTACTCTAAGTGGTGGAGATAGATATGCAATTAACAAAACATTTTACTTTAAATGAATTTACAAAATCACAAACTGCAGAAAGATTAGGAATAGATAATACTCCTCCTCAAGATATTATTCCAAAACTTTCATTTATAGCAACACAGATACTTGAACCACTAAGAGAAAAGATTGATAAACCAATAGTGATTACTTCTGGATACAGATGTCCAGAGTTATCTGTTTCAATCGGTTCATCTCAGAAAAGTCAACATTGTAAAGGAGAAGCAGTTGATATTGAGGCATTTGGAATGTCAACTCTTAACTTGGCAGAAATGGTTATTAATCATTTTGAATTCGACCAAGTAATTCTTGAGTGTTATATGAAAGGAGATATGAATAGTGGTTGGGTTCATGTTTCATTAAAAAGTGGGGATAATAGAAAAGAAGTTTTAACATATACAAAAGAAAAAGGTTATGAGAAAGGATTGGTAATATAATGCTTACAGCACTAATTGGCCCAGTTACTGGGTTACTAGATAAATTTATAGAAGACAAAGACCAGAAAGCAAAATTAGCCCATGAAATTGCTACTATGAGCGAGAAACATGCGCATGAACTTTCAAAAGAACAAGCAAAAGCAAATACAGAGGCGGCAAAACATCCAAGTATGTTCGTAGCAGGAGCAAGACCAGCAATTATGTGGGTATGTGCTATTGGTTTATTTGTAAATTTTTTTATTCTACCTTTATTAACTTGGTTTACTCATTTATTTGTTCCAGAGTTAAACATGCCAAACTTTGTAGATACTGGTGAGCTTATTTCATTGACCATTGCTTTATTAGGAATGGGAGGTCTACGAAGTTGGGAAAAAACTAAAGGTGTTGCTAGGGAAAATATGAAAAAGTGAAATGGTTAAAAGAAAAAAACAATCACTTCTTTCTAAAAGCCAATCTCAGAGGCTTGGGGGCTTAATTCAAGTCTTGGGTAGTAAAGAACCTATTGATGAGATAATTACCTCTCTGAAGTCCTTAAATATGATTGTAGAGCATAAAGATTGTCTAATGTTAACTGATAAAGGACTAGATGAAACAACTAGATTGTCAACTTTAGCAGGATTGTTACCAAAAAAGAAAGATTCAGATTCTTGACATTTTTTTTATAGAAAGTACAATTTAAAGAAAGTAACACAATTTGTTATTTTTTTCCTTCCCCAAAAAATAATCCCTACTTTTTTGGTAGGGATTATTATCTTAGATATAAAAATTATTTAAACAATCCTTCATAAACACTTCCTTTGTATTTACCATAAGGACTAAAGACTCTGCCTTTTTTATCTACTGTACCTAATAATTTGCCATAAGAGTCATAATATTTTCCAGATGACTCTAGTGTTCCACGATATTTACCATAATTATCATAGACTCTTCTTTTTTCTTTATTTGGTTTACTACTGATGAATGCAATACATTGACTTTCTACTGAAAAACTTTCATTAGATACAGAATATAAACTTATATCTTTATCAATTAACTGACATGTCATATCTTGTCCAAGCAAATTAATAATCTCATAGTATCTTGGTTCCTCATTGATTGGAGATATTGTAAAAAATAATATTAGTATATATTCTTTTATCATCTAAATGGACTCCCACTTATCCAAGATACCAATGCCCATCTCTCTCCTTTAGTTACTGGCATGACTTTATGTGAAAGAAAAGATGGGAATGCAAGACATTGACCTAAAGGCATTTTTAATTTTACAAAAGTGTCTGAAAAAAAAGCTATTTCCCCTCCCTCATATTCATCATTCAAGTTTATAGATATTGATATTTTTCTAGTAGAGAGTTCATCTGTCCCTAAGTCAACATGCCATTTATATCCTAATGATGGTGCTTTATATCTTAATAATTGAGGTCTTTCAATTAAACCAACAATGTCATAGTCCAGATATTCCATAGCAGTTTCAACTGAGGATATGATAATATGGTCAATCCAATCAATAGAGTCATGAATTACCCATACATCAACATCTCTCTTTTTAGTTTCTACAAACTTACCATTTTCATTTACTCTTCCACGAACATAATGATTCTTAATATTTTTATGTTGCTCAATTATTTTTTTACAAGTATTTTCTGGAATGTTTCCAACATTTATGACTCCATGTGAATTTGTGTTTTGTTTTGGATTTATTGCTAGTCCCATATTACCAACTTCCCATAATGTATCGTAAATTATCTTTGGCATACTCAAAATCTTGAAACATTGCTGTTAATAAAAACATAGCACACAAATAACCAATTAGAAACAAAACTAAAAATATAAATGCTTTAAAAAAAATTTTAATCAATTTCATTTTTCTGTTTAAATTTTGGTATTTTATTATCACCATAATGTCGAGATGATAGACATAGATATCCAGCATACTTATCATTATCTATTTTATGTCTTTTTATATAGGTATTTACAACAGCATTAGCATAACCACAACCTGGCAATCTTCCTACATGATACATATTATGTGTATTATCTTCATTCAGTAAAAAAATAACTAAAAAAAATGCTTTCATCATTTTTGTTTCTTTACTCCTAAAAAATCTATTTGAGAAATCAGTGCAAAATTATCCCTTTGTGCTAAATGACTCCCTAAGATACAATATGCCTGTTCTTTACTACACGCATTTATCTGTACATAGGTGTAATTAGGAAGCATAAACTCATATATATTTTTATTTTTCATTATTTTCACAAACTTGTTTAAATAAAATATATTTCTTACCTTGTGGGTCAGTTAATTCAAATAATCTTTCACCATCTTCTACTATGGTTTTTCCAACATATTTGAATTCACAATGAGTATTTTCTCTTTCTGCAGTTTGTCTGGCATAAAAATAATCTTCATTAAAATACTTAACAACATTATAGACAGTAAATATACTTGATATTACTTCAATAATCATTTCTTCTCCATTTCTATAAAATTTTTTATAAAATTACAAAGTAGTGCTATATGTTTTGGTATTTCTCGTCTGCCTGCTTCCCAATGAGAAACATAAGAACCATGATTAAATCCTAGAAACTTAGCCATTTGACTTTGACTTTTTTTTAGTTTTTTTCTTAACATAAAAAGTTCATTAGACTTAAATGAATAGAAATCTTTTATTATTGAACTAAGTTTGTTCATCACATTCTCCAAGATATTCTACCTCACTATGGTCTTTAAATGTTTCATTAGTCTGTGAAATTGCTTCTTCCTCTGAACTAGCAGATACTGTGAATTCATTTCCACTATCTTTAAATCTAAATTTAAAATGTTTTTTTTTCATATTACTTTCCAATAAAATCGTTATATTTTGCTTCTACATACCATCTTATGCCTACCAATTTATATTTCATAGGCAATAGTTCCCATAGCTTGTCAAATGAAATTACTTTGTGTTTTTCTATAATCTTTCCACAAGCTATATCTAGGTCAATTAGAAACTCTTTTTGTTTGTTATACATATTATTACTTTTCATATATCTCCTCATATATCATGCGAACAATATTTGCATATTCATCTTGATTGTAATGTTTAATCAATATGCTTTGCACAAGTCTGCAAAATTCTTGTTCTTTTGTTTCCTCCATTATTTTATATCTTAGAAATAAATTGCTTTTCTCATTGTGTACCTCCCTTTACTTCTGCAAAATCATCAATCATATACATAGCATCTTTAAGAGTGTTTGCTCCATCGTGCCAATCAATTTCGGTATGTTCGCTATTAAAGATTTTAACCTCTTGACCGATATTCCAATGTACATAAGGTTTATTTATATCTCGGTCTTGTCTATCAATTATATAACCTTTGTATTCATAACGACCATCAAATATTTTTATTTTTTTTATCATTATTTTTCTCCTAGTTAAAATATTTGTTTGTTTGTGTTGTAAAATCCATTTCAAAGTAAACTCCATCTTCTGTAATATCAAAGTTTTTGAACTTACCTTTAGATACTCTTCCACATAAATCAGTAAATTTTTTTAACTCTACATCATATTCTTTCCACTCTCTTATTGCTTGAGTACCTCCAAAATATTTTGTAGATTCAAAAATAAGATTACCATTTTTTGGATTAGTGTAGAGATGAATAAACATATCTTTATTTTCCCCTCCAGATAAATCCTTGAAGCTATATTGTTTTGTTAAGTTTTCTTTGTTCTTTAGCATTTTTTTCTCCTTCTATTTTAATAATATATTTTTATTTACTATTGTCAACAATTATTTTACATAGAGTATAATTTTTTTTCATTGTTGTATTTTTACAACAAATTACTTCATGAGATTCTATTTAGAGTCATTAAGTAGCCATTGTTCATATTCATTAAGCAACCTATTCCATATAATTCTATTTTCTTTGTTATGTAATTCAGTTCTTGATTTAATTCCTATTAATGCCCTAAGAGCATTTGCTATGCTTTCTGGTTCAAATGGATTTACTTCATTCATTTTTTTTTCTTCCTTGAGGAATATTCCAAACTTTTCTTCTTTGCATAACATTCCAGCTTTTTGAATAGCAATAGTTGACTCATCATTTTTTTCTATTACTTCATCATTTAAACGAGCAACTGCTACCCATTTATCCATATTAGGTGTAGGCATACCAAACATAGTTACAAATTCTTCTGCTTGTTCTAATGGTATCTCAACAATAATTTGAGCAACATTTCTTGTTTTAACTATTTTAAAATCTGAATATGTGCCTTTAGTAATTCTATTTGTGTTCATAAGCTGGACTCCTTAACCAATTTCTATGTGCTATAAATTGTAATTGTGTTGGATTATCAAAATATTTATTTGAAAAAGCATATTCACTTCCCATTCTATGTAATTCATTATGATGATAGACACATAATGGTACTAAATTTTTATCATTAGCTTTCATACCCATACCTCTAACACCATCAAAAGGTTTCAATAAATGATGGGCTTGTATTACTCCATTGCAGTCATTATTACAGCAACAACAATCAAGAGTAAGTATATAATTAATATGCTTTTTATTTTGATACCTCTTTTTCATTTCTTTCTCTTTTTATTATTTCTATAGCTTTTTTTAATTTTCGTTTTGCATAGATATTATGCAGTTGTACAAGTATATCAGATATTCTTGGCGTGTTTATATATTTCTCTCCAAATTTAACACACAACTTGTTATAAAATTCTCGTCCTATTATTGTCGCTATGTCCTTTTTTACCATTCTTAAATGCAGGGTGATTGTTGTTCTTCTTTTGATAACAACATATATTCTTTAATCTTTTTCATTGTTATCTTTTGTTGTTTCATTTAGTATTTTTTGAATATCTTTTTTACAATCTTCTTCTAATCTAAGTATTTCCTCTTGTAGTTTTGCAATATCATTTCCAATATCATCTAAAATAAAAGATACATAAGTTACTAATTTCAATAAGTCTTTTGATTTTCCAGAAGTGGTTTTATATTTATGTTTCCATCTAATAAGATACTTAAATGCTTGGGCTTCTTCATAATCAAAATTGAAAGCATCTATTACTTGTCTTACTTCAAGTGGTAAAACTTTTTCAATTTTAGTTCCATTGTGTTCTAATCTTACCTTAAATGCACCAGTATACCAAGGTGGATTTGTTTTTTGAAACTCCTCTGAGTCAATTCTTTTAGAATGGTACTTCATCATCTAACTCCTTTTCTGTTTTATTTTCTTCAATTTTTTTTTGAATTTCATTAAAACCATCATTATTTTCTGATTCCTTTTTATCAAATTGAACTGCAACAGAAAGATACTTGTTTACTGAGCCATCATCTCTCTTTTTTTCTTGTTTCCAACCTGCAATTTTAAACTTAAAAGTATTATAATCAAAACTTCCCCAGACATCTGGTTGTTTTGAACCTTCTTCTTTTCTAGTATTTATGTTTAAATATCCAACATTAAGATATAAAGGAAAACGAGTTTTACCTTCTTTGTCTTTATATTCTGATACGAGAAATTTTTGGTCATCTCCATTTATATTTATTTTTCCACCTTTGAATATTTTATCATTTGATGGATATAGTGCGCCTTTGTTTAGTTTTTTATCTTCCATGATTTACTCCTTTTCTATGGTTGAAAAATCTACTTCATCAGCATAACTTGTCCTCATTCTAAAGAACTCATTATACTTTGGAAAGTCATTCATAAACATTCTTGAATAATAAGGTTTATAAATATTATTAATTTTATATTCTTCGTTAGAAGTTACTGAGGTTTCCCAACGAATTCTATTTACAATCATTTCGGCAGAAAGTTTCAGATGTCCACCTTTGATTGCTTCTTTCGTAAATCTTTTAAACAATCTATAAACATTTGGATTGTTTTTATGAAACTCTAAAAATTGATGTGTAATTTGTGTGTACTGTTTAGTTGGCATTGATTATCTCCATTGCTTGTTGAATAGTATCTAAAGTTTTTTTGTGTATTTCCTTGACTTGAGGTGGTATTATTTTTGTTTCATCTCTATTTCTAATAGATGCACAAACTCTTTCCATCTCATTTCTATTTGCTTTTAATGTAGGTAAATTCTTTAAGTTACCATCTTTCATATAAAACAACAAACTCTGTATTTTTTTTGACCAATCAGAGATACTGCCCACCCCATCAAATTTTTGCTTAACCTCTCCTCTTGCATCTAAATATCTATAAGGTTGCCATTTATGATTATAATCTAATTCTGGCATCTGTTCAGATTGTATTATATTTCCATCATCATCATAATCACCCTCAAGGTTTAGCATTGGGGTCAATAAATATCTTCTAAAATAAGTTATAAGACTTCCATATCCATGAATAGTTTTATACTCGCCCATATCTGATGAAGATGAAAGAAACTGTCCAGATTCTATATGAAATATAGTTAGAACAAACATATTTTTTGAGTGTATCCTAGCTATCCTACTGATAACAGTTAATCCATTGTTATCTAAACTTTTCCCACAAGCTGACCATATATCCGTCAAAGATGCAAATGAGCCATATTGTGCTTTTCCAGTTTTTTCAATAGTTTCAAAACTTTTGTGTGCTTTACCTAAACTTGTTAATACCTTATCAACCTCATCACTCTGATATTTTATATAAGGTTTATGTTCATTATCATAATATATCATTTAATACTCCATAATTGTTTTGCATTGTTAATAGACTCTCTATCCCATTCATAGGAATCTAAATTAGGATAGAATATTGTTGCAAGTTCTTTTATATCATCAGATATTTGAAAGAACTTATCCATACCTAAACAGATAGAACGAACCTCCTCAATAGCATCATCAATATTATCAATTCGATATGATACTGTTTTTTTAGGAGATACATAATCTACCCAAGCATCTGGTTTATCAATAGCTTTTGAATAGATTGCTAACTGTCTTGCAACAGAGTGTGGAATTCTACTTGGTATTGCTCTTGTAGTTTTTAAATCTCTAATATGATTATCAAACTCAAAATCAATAAATCCCTTAATAGGTACACTAATATTATCTAAATTAAGGTTTATAAGACATTGTGTGCCTACTGGTTGTTCTTTTATATCATCATAACTAGGAAGTATATTTTCTATATATTTTGATAAATTATTGTGTTCTTTCCAATATTTTTCATCTTGTTCAATCTTTTTACTTTTACACTCACTTTCAAAATATTGAGTAGCAATATCAATACATTCAATTTCTTCTTTTGCATAAAAAAGTCTTTCAGAGATAGCAACTTCTACTGCTTGTCCTCTTATTGTTGCTGAACTACCATCAAATGTATCTATATCTGCATACTTCATGATAAATTTTGCTTTATCTCGCATAAATAGATTGATTGATGATGGGGAATAATGTTTTGGTTTTTTTATTTTCATTTTTACCTCTTGGGTTTTTTTCAATTTTATTATACAAATAGTAAAAGTTATGTCAAACAAAAATTGACATTATGTATATTTGAGGTTATTATTTGTCTATGCAACTTAAAGAATATTTAAAACAAAATAAAATTTCAAAAGAAGATTTTGCCCACTCACTAGGTGCATCTTATGGTTCTGTCATAAAATGGACTTATGGTGGTAGATTTCCTAGACCTCAAACACTTCAAAAAATACATGAACTAACTGAAGGTCAAGTAACTGCTTATGATTTCATACAACAAGTTCAGAAATAAAAAAACTACAACATCTGATGGTAAAACTTTTGCATCAAAAAAAGAGGCAAACAGATATGAAGAACTTAAACTTTTACAAAAGTATGGAAAAATAAAAGATATTGAATTACAACCAAGAATCCCATTATTAGTAAATGGAAAGTCAATAGGTTATTACATAGGAGATTTTAGATACTATGATAATGAAAAACAAAGACTTATATTAGAAGATGTTAAATCACCGATTACTAAGACACCTATTTACAAACTTAAAAAGAAGATATTAGAAACATATCAACCTCCCATTGAGATTATAGAGATTTTCTAGTATAGTATAAAAGCTAAAAAGCACAAACAACTCCTAAATAGGATACAATATAAAAGATTAAGATGGACCCAGTTACTGCACTTGGAGTTGCTACTGCTACATTCAATACCCTAAAAAAAGGATTTTCTATTGGAAAAGATGCCCACTCTATGATGAATGATGTTGGGAAATGGATGTCAGCTATAGAAAACATTAAAAAACCTCAAAATAAAAACATAAAAAAAATAGGTACTGTTGAGCAGGAGGCATTAGACCAATATGGTGCAAAAAAGAAAGCTGAACAAATGGAAAGAGAACTTAAAATTTTTTTACAAGGCAACTATGGTATGGATGCTTGGGACGACCTAATGAGAATACAAGGTCGTATAAGAAAACAAAGAAGAATACAAGAAGAATATGAAAAGCGACAGAGAGAAGATGTCACAAATGCAATCGTTCTTGGAGTAGGAGTTTTAATCGGTGGTGGTGTTTTGATATGGATTTCATTTCTATATATGACATAAGATTCAAAAATGAATTACATAAAGATAAATATCCTTCACTCAAGGTAATGCCTTATAAATGTCCTGTCAGAATATGGAATAAAAATGCAAAACGAATTTTTATGGATGATAGTGAGATATATAAAATCTATGAACAGATTTGAGATAATTGTTACTCTTTTAATTATTCAGTTAATTTTACATATCATTGAATTAATTGTAGATATAGGGCAGATATTATGATTAAAAAAAAAATTGTACAAATAAAACAAAAATTTAGTAATGCAGATAATGTCATCGATTTATCGGTGGATATCTTTCTTATGATTTTTGATGTTCTCACAACACCATTACTCATACCTATCAGAATAACTAAATATTATATAAAAGGGTGGATAAAAGCATTTATCAAAAGATTCCTTAAAAAAACATATCATAAAATATATGATGAAAATAAAGATGCCTAGAAAAGAAAAGAGTGGACAAAAACCAATCAAAAATTTTTTAGTATATCATGGATATGATATTGATACAAAAAATTGGTTTGTAGAAATACAGATACCAGATTTAGGAATTGGCTCTATAATTAAATGGTTTTATTCAAAATCAGATTATGAAAGAGGATTAAGAAAAGTATTATGGACAATATATAATTAAAACAAAACAAAATTTAATTATACATTTTTTTAATGTACATTAAATTTATTACCAACCTTTTCTGTTTTTCTTTTTAACATGAATTACATTTCCTAAAATTAACCTGCCTGCTAGAGTCGTTGCTTTTGCATTCACTTGACTATTTTGATAAAGTTTTGCCTCATCATTCATAAGAAGACAATCTCCATTTTCTAGTTCAAGTAATTCAACATAGCCATCAACAAATTCTTGTGCTTCTTCAAGTGTTGGTTCTAATTCACATTCTAAAAATTTAGGCAACTTCATTTTGTAATCCTTTCAAATACCATTGTGGTGTTTCAATTTTCCATTTTGCAAACCTTGATTTATCTTTTATATAAAATTCTCTGTATGCATCAACATAAAATTTTTTTTTATACTTGTCTGGCATACATTGAGGTGGATTTTCCCATACTTCTGAGGAAAAGTTTTTTGGTAAAATACTAAATACTTGATATAATTCCTCTGCTTTATGAATATTATTATATCGTCTTCTATATTCATTGATACATTCTGACCATAAGTCAAATAAGTAAACATAATGGCGCCAAGATTGACGAACCCATTTCGTACTTGGGTGATTTATAAATGCTTTTTTATAAAGTTTTGGGTGATTATTATTATCAAGTATTCTATGTGTTGTTGAAAGCATTTGTCCATATTCTAATATCATTTTAACAATATGTTTATCACAATGATATCTTCCAGCTTTAAAAGGACATATATCAAGAAAAAATATGTTCATCTTAATATCCGAGGTTTAATTCGTAAAATAGAACATTGTAGGGAAACAGCATCACGAGTTTCTTGTGTTTCATCATGAAGGTGATTTTGTATATATTCACACTTGTGGTCTTCAATTATTCCTTTGCTAATGTCCACAGCTTGTTCTTGTATCCACTTTTTACTTCTGCGCATTTTCATTTGACTCACCACAATTTTTTTCATATTCATTAATATCTCCACACTCTTTTTCAAAATCTGCAATTTCTTTTTCTTTTACAACAATCATTTGAGTGATTTGGTCGTGCATTACTTGTAATCTTGCTTTTTCTTCATCCAAACTTGGAATTTTAAAAAAAGTACTATTTAATTGTTTTTCTACAAGATTAAGTAATCTTTTTAGTCTTGAAATATCGTTAAGTAAATTAACCATTATTTTTCTCCTTTTGTGAAATTATTTCCATATCCAAGATTAATAAAATCTTTTTTTGTGACTTTCTTATCTAATACATCTGCTAGAATGTATAATAAATCAATAGTGAAAGGATGTTCTTTTTCAAAAAAATCAACAACCATTTTTCCAGTAGCTGGGATTGCGCACCTTGGATTTTTATATCTATTTTTTAACATTATCTCACTCCCCAATCTTCAGCAATTATTTTTCTGCTTTCTCTTGTGTTATCATATATTCTAACATCATACCCTTCCATGCCTTGCACCTCTGCAAACTCATGGGCTTTAGATAAATCGTTAAAATCTCTTTCTTTAACTTTATTAGTAGTTTGATATTCTACTGTGTAATATTTTGACATATTTTTCTCCTTCTCTTACTATACAATATATTAAATATTACTATAGTCAACAATTATTTTACATTTTGTATAAAAAACTTTACAAATAATATCCAAGGAGTATTTTGTTTTTATGAGCTTTGAATGTATAGCTAAATGCCTACAAATAAATGATATCAGACCATCATCAAAATTAGTATTAATTATGTTAGGTAACTTTGCTGATGAAAACTATCAGAGTTATCCATCACACAGTAAACTTGCGCAACTATGTAATTGTGATGACAGAACGATTCGTAGATGTATTGAGGAATTAAAAGAAAGAAAGATAATAACAGTTAAAGAAAGATATAAAGATGGCAAACAAATAAGCAACCTATATACTATAAATTTTAGGGTGGACAAAAATGTAGATACAAAAGAAAATAGGGTGGACAAAATAGTTGATTTAGGGGGGACAAAAATGTACCACAATACTATCATTAATAAACCTATCAATAAGAAGATAATCAATGACTACCCAAAAGACTTTGAAATATTTTGGGAAGAGTATCCAAAGAGTAAAAATAAAAAATTTAAAAATGTTTGTTATAAACAATGGAAAAAAGTAAAAGAAAAAGAATTAATGTTACATTGTGTAAAAAATTATAAAAAAGTACAAAACCCAGAATTTATTCATTCACCATCAAGATGGATAAGAGATAAACTTTTTTTAGACTTTAAGGAAATAAAAATAGAACAGACAAATAAAAACAACTTAGCAGGATAACATGATAGAAAAACTTTTGAACTTAGGAATAAAAATAGATAATCATAATGGTAATTCAAAAACATTTTGTCCAAAATGTAAAGATAATAGAAAATCTCATAATAGACATGACACTCCATTGTCAGTAACTGTTGATAATGAAAAAGCAATATGGAATTGTCATAATTGTGGATATTCTGGAAAACTTAATAGATTTGAAAAACCTCAATTATATAAACCAAAACCAGAAAATAAAAATAGACTTTATGAATGGTTTTCTAAAAGAGGTATTAGTCAAAAGACGATAGATGATTTAGGAATTTATGAATACAATGGTTCTATTTGTTTTCCATATATTCAAGATGGGGAAACTTTAAATGTTAAGTACAGAACTTATGATAAAAGATTTACACAAAAACCAAATGCACAGAGAACTTTATATAATATTGATAATGTAAAAAAATATTGGAAACTAACTGGCAAAAAAAATCTCATTATTTGTGAGGGTGAAATGGATGTTGTTGCATTTTATGAGGCAGGAGTCATTAATGCAGTTACCCTTCCAGATGGTGCACCAAAAAAAGCTAAATTTGACTTAAATGATTTAAGATTTAATGCTCTAAAGAATTGTAAATGGCTAAATGATGTTGATAAAGTATATTTAGCTACAGACCAAGATGAAGCTGGAAAAGCATTACATTTAGAATTAATACACAGATTCGGAAAAGATAGATGTCTACAAGTAAAGTTTCCAAATCAATCTGGTGACATACCTACAAAAGATGCCAATGAGTGTTTAGTAAATTTAGGAAGAAATACTCTAATACAAACTCTTAAAGATGCAACTCCATACCCTATTGATGGAATTTATACTGTAAGAAATTATAAAAAAGAGATATTTGATATTTATGATGGCAACATACAAAGACCACTATCTACTGGTTTTCCTATTTTAGATACTATTTACAAAATACAACCAGCTACATTTCATTTAGTTACTGGAGTTCCGAATCATGGTAAGTCAAACTTTATTGACCAAATCGCAGTAAACCTATTTAGAAATAATGGATGGAAATTTTGTGTGTTTTCTCCAGAGCATTCAACACCACAACACATAAGAAGAATAGTTGAAAAAATAATAAAAAAACCTTTTGATACTGGTCTTTCTGAAAGAATGTCAAAAGATGAGTTGTATAAAGGATTAAAAATTTTAAATGAGAACTTCTTTTTTATGGAAAATAAAGATAATATACCATCTATAGATTGGATTTTATCCAAAGCAAAACAGAGTGTTTTGAAATTTGGGGTCAAAGGAATAATTATTGACCCATACAATGAAATCAATTCAACAAGAGAAGGGAATAAAAGAGAAGATGAACATATTAGAGATATTATTAGTAGCTGTAAAAAGTTCTGTAGAACGCATGAAATCGTACTATGGATGGTTGCGCACCCAAGTAAAATGCCTCGCAAAGATGATGGTAGCATACAAGTGCCCACGATGTATGATGTTAGTGGCTCTGCTCATTGGAATAATATGGCTGATGTTGGCTTGGTAGTTCATAGAGATTTTGAAAACAATTCAACAAGAGTTATCACCAGAAAAATAAGAGAACAAGGTTTATATGGAAATATTGGTGAATGTTTCTTTAAGTTTAATACAGAAAAAAGAGTATATGAAGAAATAATGAATCAAGAAACAGATAAAAGTTATTGGTATAATAATAGTTGATTTATTCCCAAAGTGTATATATGATTACTTATGCAAATTACAGAAGTAGATTTAAGCATAATAAAACCTTACGAAAATAATCCAAGAGTAATTTCTGATGAAGCAATTCACAAAGTATCAGAAAGTATAAAAAAATTTGGATGGCAACAGCCAATAGTTGTTGATAAAGACTATAATATTATTGTAGGACATACACGATATCATGCATCAAAAAGATTAGGCCTTACAAAAGTTCCTGTCAAAATTTTTGAAGATTTATCTCCAGATAAAATATCAGCATATAGACTACTTGATAATAAATTAAATGAGCTAACTGAATGGGAGGAAGTGCTCTTGCAGTCAGAATTAAGAGAAATACAGAACTCTGATGATTTAGAAAATTTACTTTTAATATTTGAAAAAACAACAAAAGAAATTCCTAAGATAGAAAATGATTTTGAAACCTTTGAAAGTGATGAAGGTTCTTATACTATGACTGATGATTTTGTTTCACTTTCATTAGTTATGACTCCAGAGGATAAAAAATATTGTATTAATACTCTTAAGTCCTTTATGCAGGACCATAATCTTGATACTATGAGCAATGCAATTTTATATATTTTGAAGGAGAAGATATGATTATAAATTATGAGCCAAAACATCTTGATTTTATAGATGCAACAAGAACAATGTATCCCACTAAAACAGTATGGATTACAGAAAATTATAAACTTGGAAATGAAACATCTACAATCTATGGATATGTTTTAGAAGGACAAGTTGATATAAAAGCTAATAATCAAACTTGGTTGATGCAAGAAGGAAATTACTTTGCATTTCATGGAGAAGTTGAATTCATTAAGGTAAAGAACACAAAAGTTTGGACAGTAGAAAAAAAGGGTTATAGATGTATGCCATTAGTAGGGCAAATTGAAGATAATGGTAGATTATCATATATTGATGGTTGTTCAGATTCTGTTTTAGTATCAATGCCAAGAATGGGTGACCCAGTTTTAAATTATCTACACTTTCCATCTGGTATATATCAAACACAACACACACACCCATCTATTCGCATGGGTATTGTTATAAAAGGAAGTGGTCAAGCATTTCAAGAAAAAGACACATATCAAGCCT